TGTATAATTAATTATGTTATTAATTAATACATCAGGCAATTTAGCAAATAATTCCATTCTATTTACAATTAGCCAATTAATTCTAAGTTGTTAAAATTTGTTTCTAATTTGGACCAAAAAGACATAAAAGGTGTTTGGTTTTTGTTGTATAACAATGAATCATGTATTAATTTTAAATTTCCTATTAAACTTTGACTGTTTACATGAAGCCAAATTATAAATATAATAAACAATACACATGTGAAATATATATCGTTCAGTTTAATTTCTTCATTTCTCAAATAATAGAGTGGAACTATTTTTATTATTGTATTTATGATGATAAAGAAAAATATTGTTTTTTTACTTGAATTATAATAAATCATAAGAAATAACATAACAATGTTATCAATCAAACCTAACATTAGTGGAAACTTTGGGTTAAATTTAGTAATTTTTACAGCGTATAATATATACCATATGTATATCCAATAAGAAAATACCAAATCTGCTCTTAATGCTGCCATCTACACTAATTATATAATTTAATAATACATTAAAGATTATTAATTTTAAAATATTGGTTGAATTTAATTTAAATATAATATATATATTTTTACAATGAATAATAAAAATACATATTGTAATTCTAATTCTTCTAAAAGTTGTTTGAAAAGTGGGATTAAAATACACGAATATCCTAATACTATAAATATGAACAATAATGAACAAATAGATTTTTATAATAAATTAAAAAGTCAAAATAAATCAACAGGTGTTAGAATTACGCAAAGTGAAAATGAATATCACGATGACCCATTTTCAGGATTAAATCCATTTGTCAGCATGGATGGAGAGAAACAAATTAGCGGTATTTCGTATGACACGAAATCTTATAATAGTCTAGATTTAAATATTGACAGTTATTCTAGTGAAGATATATTTAATTTATTTGGCGTTAAAAATAATTGTCTTTCTGAAGACATCATGAGAGAATGTAAAAAGATTGTTCTTAAAACACATCCCGATAAATCAAACTTAGATAGCAAATACTTTTTGTTTTTTTCTAAAGCATATAGAAAGCTATATGGTATTTACGAATTTCAAAACAAGACCACTAAAAAAGTTTCTGATACGAATGAATATTTTGATTCCGCAAATACCACGGTTTTAGATAAAATGTTTGAAAAAAACAAGGCGCTTAAAAATCCTAAGGATTTCAATAAGTGGTTTAATCAACAATTTGATAAACATAAATTGGATGATACTGCTGATACTGGTTATGGTAACTGGTTAAAATCAGATGAAGACATTGTTGTTACGCAGAATGTGTCTAAATCTAATATGGCAGCCGAAATGGAAAAACATAAAAAACAGGTTCAGAGTTTAACTACATATACAGGCGTTACAGAATATGCGGGTTCCTCAGTTAGTAGTTCTGCTTTGATGGATTACAATAGCAATTTTACTTCTGGCTCCCTTTTTAGCAATGAAGGGATGGGATATACTGATTTGAGACAAGCTTATGTTGAATCTGTTATTCCTGTTACCGAAGAAGATTTTCGTAAAGCACCTAAATTTAATAGCATTGATGAGTATAAGCGTCATCGTGAAACAATTAACACCGCGCCCATTGGAAAAGAAGATTCTATGAGAAAATTATATCAACAAAATAAACAAAAAGATGAAGAAAGCGTTGCGCTTGCGTTTTATTATGCCAAACAAGCTGAGAAAGCAAAACAAAAACAGGATTCTTTTTGGGCTGGTCTTAAACAATTACACTAATTTGTAAAGAAATAAATATTTATCTTTCGTTTAAAATTGTATATATTTTTATATAAAAATATATGTTTAACTTTTTAACTATTGGTTATGATTGTTCTACCGCAACAGCATTAAAAAATTTAAACTTAAGAACGGCTGCTTTGCCTTTTGACTGGGTACAATCAAATATAAATAGCATACAATTATGTTTTCAAGATAATTTTGCGAAATTTCATACAAATTTAAAATTTAACCATTCTAAAACAAGATTAATTGATGAATATGGGTTTCAATTTCCGCATGATTATCCTTTTTCTGATATTAGTAATAATGAAACTCTAGGAGAAGGTATATTTACCGAAGAAAAAAACAAATCCATTATCGAGTATTGGATGGATTATTATAGTATTGTAAAGGAAAAATATGATAGAAGAATTAAAAGATTTTTAAATATTGTAAACGACACTAAACCAATTATTGTGTTATGTAGATATAACACATGCGAGGTATTAATATTACAAAAATTATTTCTAAAATATTACAACAATAACAACATTATATTTATTAATTCATCTAGTGAAGTATTTTCAAATACACAAATTTATAATTGTTATACTGAAAAAAATGGCATTTGGAATGATATAAGTATATGGAAAGAATATATAGATATGGTAATTGATTTACATAAAAATAAATATACGAATTAAAAAATTTTAGGATTTTTTATTATAAATAATTTTATATGGAAAAAGTATTAAGACCTTGGGGATGGTATATTAACGTAAAAGAAGAGAAAGGTCAATTCAAAATTAAACATATCTGCGTAAAACCACACATGAGATTGTCATTACAAAGCCATTTTAAAAGAAGCGAACATTGGGTTATTGTAAAGGGAGTTGCTAATGTACAAGTAGGAAAGGATATGTTAACACTTCATTCAAATCAACATGTGTATATTCCAAAAGAAACATTACATAGAATTGAAAACAATAATGATGAAGATGTTGAATTTGTAGAAACACAAATTGGCGATTATTTAGAAGAAGATGATATTGTTAGATATGAAGATGATTTTGGCAGAGCATAATTATTACATATAAAAACCTATATTTTATTATATGTAATGTGAAAAGGTGTAATAATTTATAATTTAAGTTATATACTTAAATTTTATTTATAATTGGGATATAAATGGAAAATGAAACTATTGTCACAAATAAAGACGGTTTTAAATTTGTCAAATTTAATACTTCTCATTATGGCCTAAATTTTTCTATAGAAAATAAAAATATTGACCTTTCTAAAGTAGTTGATTTCAGTTTGATTAAATTAATTTACGATTTAAATCGAGATATTTACGAAAAAGTAATTTTTGATACAATAAATGATAATGAGGCTGTTGCTATGCTTCTTATGAAAAACTTTTTTGAAGAACTTGGGCTTCCTCAGAGGTTTTCTTATATTCATATGAAAAAACATACTACAGATGATAAAATCATATTCAAGTCGCAATCAATTAAATCACACAGACCTGAAAATGTACCAGATGATTCAGAATTAATGGCAATTCAGGATATGGAATGTATAGCAACAATTGTTAATCCACATAAGGTTACGTTTAATTATAATATTATTTTTGATGAAGATACCAAGATTCTCCCGTTTGCTGAAAAAATGGTAGGAATTATACTTAATAAAATATTTAATCGTGTAAAACAATTTATAGAAAAGATATGAATATAATAAAATGGAAATGAAAATGATTTACCAAATATTATTTTTATTTAAGGTATTTTATATAATTTTTTCAGAAACGGTATGCTATTTTATATTTAAAGATTATACGGATTTTATTGACGGCATAACAACCCGTTTATCGTGCGTTAATATTCTTTATGTTAAATTATTCCAAGCAATTGCGTTAAATAACAAGATGATTGATGATAAAATTAACAGTCGGTTGATTCGATTTACCGATGACGCACCTTGGGGTTATCATGATATTAGATTAGATGATTTTATTCAACTAACAAATGACTTTGACATTGCTTTGCCAAATGGTTATGAAACACCTATTAACTCTGGTATGATTTCACTTGTGTTTAAGGGATATATAAAAGAAAACGGCATTTCAAAACCTATTATTATTAAAATGAAAAGAAATAATATAGAACATAAATTAAATATTGCTATTGAAAATTTACAGTTTTTTATGTATATACTATCATTTGTTCCAATAGTTAAAAAATACCAAATTGATGAAGTTATAAATAAAAATATTAATATGATTAGACATCAAACGAACTTTAATGAAGAAATTGGTAATTTAACTAGGATACAAAAAAATTGTAAACATTTAAAATATGTTAAAATTCCAAAAGTATATCGAGAGGTTACTTCCAAATATTCTGATTTTATTATGATGGAATACATTGATGGTATGAAAATTAGTGAAATTGATGAAAAGGATTATGAAGGTTTTGCTAAGCAAGTTATGAAATTCGGGTTTGTTACATCGATTGTTCATGGTGTTACTCATGGGGATTTACATGCTGGCAATATACTATTTATTAAAGATGACAATGATGAAAAGTATAAGTATAAAATTGGAGTTATTGATTTTGGTATTATTTTTGAAATAGAATCAACTTATAAAAGCGTTTTGTTTGAAATTATGACAGAAATGTTTGAGCAGCCACCTGAAGTCACTAGCATCAAGCTATTGGGGTCTGGAATTATCGAGCCTGTGGATGTATTCAATAATTTACCAAAAGAACATTATAATAACATTCTTAATTTTACAACAGAGATTATGGCAGACACCATTCATAGTTCAAAAAAGGCTAATCAATTTCAAATTTATAAGTTTTTATCCAAATTTAAAGAATATTTAAGTAAAAATGAAATATATGAATTGGGACTCAAACCTAGCGATAATTTTGTAAAAACACAGCTTGTATTAGGCATGGCTCATGGTGTTACACTTACATTATGCCGAGACAATTTTATGGAGTTGGCTGATAAAGTTATTAATGAGTTATTTCATACTAATATTATTTCAGAAAATATTATATAAATAAAGTATTTGATATATTATAATGAATTCTGAAATTGAGGGCAGAGATGTGGGTTATATTATATCAGAAATGTTAAAAATAATTCCGCCAACTCAATCATCTTTAATCAATGAATTAAAAGTTTTTAATAAAACATTGTGGAATCAATCGCCTGAATCCAGAAAAACAGAGTATTGTTGGACGCCTGTTCAACATATATTAAATAAACATATACAAAATTTAGATGAAGAATGGAAGATAAATCTTCAAAAACTATTTAATAATGAATCATAAATAAATCACTTCTAATATATATTTATAAGTAATTTATAATTCTTGTTCCTTTTCTACAATGACTTGTTTCGAAATATTTTTTATTATTTTTGTTGCCTTTTCGTAATCATTGTCGCCAGAGCCACCCATTGATTCTACCACGATTTTATTATATTGGTCTGAATGTCTTGAAATGCTTTTGTTACAATCTGGATATTTCTCTTTGTATTTTGGAATTAGTCGCATATTTTTATCTGTAACTTTTTTAATTACCTTTCTAAGTTTGAAATTATCTTCATCCTGTTTCTCCCATTTATCCTCGTCCTTTACATATAGAACTTCTCTCTTTTTATCCGTGCAATGAACTGGCCTCTGAGTTACGTCAAGTGCTTTAAGGTTTTTTACAATAATATTAGAAATACCATCTACGTAACCAATTTCTCCTACCCTTTCTAAATCAGCAAGTTGTAGTTGAATGGATTCGACAAAATCCATAATATTCATCGCATCTTTACAGGTCTCATTTAAAAAGAATTGTAAATTGAATGATTTGTTGTGTGAATTTGTATGTGTTGTATAATTATTATTAGTTCCATTTT